TACGACCCACAACAAGATCAGCTAGTAACTAAGGCGCAAAGTGCTAGGGACAGCGAACGCTGTCCGGGTTGTTACTCAGTTAACTACATGGCCCCAGTTGGCACACAGCGTAAACGTTGTTATGATTGCGGTTATCCAATTGTTCAAGCTGGAACGGGAGTTGGTGGCACCGGACAAGGTGGCACGCCTATTGCAGCTAAGCAGCCGTCACAAAGCGGAGGATTTAATCCAACAACAATTATAGGGAGAGTAGAGTAATGTCACTTAGCGCAGAAGCTTTAAAAATTGCAGCCGGTATTAATAAAAAACTTGGTGCCAATACTGTGGTGTTAGCCGGCAAGACTCACCTCCCTACTCGTATTACTTCTGGTTCTCTTACGCTAGATGTAGTGCTCGGCGGTGGTTGGCCTATGAATCGTTGGGTTGAGCTTATGGGAGAAGCTTCTCATGGCAAAACTGCTATTGCTCTTAAGACTATAGCGGCTAATCAAAAACTTAACCCAGAATTTACTGCTGTATGGATTGCTGCTGAAGACTTTGATGCTAAATATGCAGAGTTCTGCGGAGTAGATACTAATCGCGTTTTACTTGTAGAAACTAATAGTATGGAGGATGCTTTTGATTCGGTTATTCAATTTATGCAAAGTAAGGCTGTGGACATGGTTGTTGTGGACTCTCTTCCTGCCCTGGTACCTGGTGCAGAAGATGACAAGCATATGGAAGAATTTACTGTGGGTCGTGGCGCACTTATTACCAATAAGTTCTTTAGAAAAGTGGCGTCAGCTACCAAACGAGACCTCATCGAATCAGAACGACCAGTATTAGGAATTATGATCAATCAGTATCGGATGAAGATTGGCGTTATGCACGGAGATCCTAGAACCACCCCTGGTGGTTTAGGTAAAGACTACGCCTACGCAGTTCGTTGTGAAGTTAAGCGAGATGAGTGGGTAGAGGTAGGCACAGGAGAAAGCAAGCGTCGAGTAGGGCAGACTATTAGGGTCCGCACTGTAAAGAACAAGACTTTCCCCCCTCAACAGACCGCTTATTTAGACTTTTACTTTGCAGACGGTGGGGCTATTGATGCTGGCGGGTACGACACTGGCAAAGAAATTGTTGCTTTATCTATTCTCAACGGGATTGTAGATCGCCGTGGTGGATGGCTGTATTATGGTGACCGTAAGTGGCAAGGGGCTCAGGCTCTAATTGACTCCTTACGTGAAGAAATCGATCTAAGGGAAGAATTAAGTAAGGCAGTCTTAAGTACTCTTAAGGCTCAACCTATCTTAGTTATTCATGATGATTCTGATGAAGAGTGAGGGGCAAAAACAATCTCTAAAGCACGAGAAACGATTGGCTAAGAAAATTGCGGGAACTAGATCCGCAGCTTCCGGAGCTTTTTGGTCTCGCAAAGGAGATGTACGCAATGACGAACTTCTGATTGAGCACAAATGGACTGGTAAAAAATCAGTAACCATTAAATCAGATGTTTTAAAGAAGATAACTATTGAGGCGATTTTAGATAGTCGTATCCCAGTTTTAGGTCTTCACCTTGACGGAGAGAATTACGTAGTTTTAGTAGAGGAGGATTTCTTTGAACTTCGCAATTCAATCAGAGGTGAGTAAATGGAATATTCAAACGAGCCCACTTGGGCTTGGAGATACGACGCTAAATGTCGTGGGGAAGATACCGAGATATTTTTCCCCCCACGGGACAAGGCACTCTACAAACCAATAGCCGATAAAGCTAAAGCAATTTGTTGGGGACGGGATGGTAGACCGGCGTGTCCAGTTCGCAAAGAGTGTTTAAAAGAGGCTATTATTAACGATGAGTTGCACGGAATCTTTGGGGGAATGTCCCACAGAGAAAGAAATGCAGCACAAAGAAAATATACAAAACAGGGGTTAACACTAGACGAATGGATAGAACAAGATGGTAAGTACGGGCAAACCTAAAGCAGGAGCGTTAAAAGCGTTCCTTGAAGCAAATAAACGAGACACTCGTTTAGTAGGCCACGTTGAACGCCATCTTTTGGCTAAGCCGTTTGATTCTAGAAACATGTCGGTGATACATCCGTCAGACATGATTAAGCCAGAGTGGTGTCACTTAGCGTCTTATCATGCATTGCTAGGAAACTACAAAGAGGTTAGAGAAAAACCAAACCTACGTTTAGCATCTATTTTTGCTGAGGGACACACGATTCACCATAAGTGGCAGTCCTGGTTACGAGATATGGGAGTTCTATACGGTAAGTGGGAGTGCACAGAGTGCGGCCCAACTGAGTGGGAGCTTGCCTCTGATTTAAATTTTAACGATCTTGAGTGCGGTTTTTTTGACTATAGGGAAGTTCCTTTAAGAAGCACTAAGCATAAAATTAGCGGGCACTCTGATGGTTGGGTAAAAGGCCTAGGGGAAGACTTTCTTATTGAGATTAAGTCTATTGGTCCTGGAACGTTACGCTTTGAGGCGCCTGCAATCCTTAGTCAATCAGACAACGATTTAGAGAAAGCTTGGCGTAATATCCGAGCTCCGTTTAAATCCCATCAACTTCAAGGACAGGTTTACCTGCACTTAACTCACCTTATGAAAGAAGCTGGCGAGATTGCCTCCGCCCCCAATGAGATTGTGTTTATCTATGAGCTTAAATCAACTCAGGATTATAAAGAGTTTGTTGTAGCGTATAACCCTGATTATACAAAAGATCTTTTTGAAAGCGCTCTTGACATCTCTTGGGCAGTTGACAACCTACGCCCACCTGTGTGTAATATAGACCCTGTAAAAGGATGTAAACGCTGTCAACCTTACGGGGAGGTAGAAGATGCCCAAGTATGACTTTAAATGCGATACCTGTGACAGTAGTACTGTAGAGATGCATATTACTTTTGAGTCTAATGAGCGACCTAACTGTGATCGCTGTGGAAGTCCTATGAGTAAGGTGTTCACACCACCTTCAGTTCAATTTAAAGGTGGAGGGTGGGGCGGTAAATGATCGATAAAAGTAACTATTCTTACAAAGGATTACCAATAGTGGTTGCAGATGACGACTTTATTGAGCATTTGTACGAAAATAGTTTTATTAAAGATATAGACGTTGCTGAACTAAACGAAGAGTGGAATGACTGGGCAAAGGAGAACCTAGATGAGTCCAATTGAGTTAAGAGTTGCTGAAGCAAGTAGTAGAGCTATTGATACTCTTAAAAAACAAGGGTTAGCAGTAAACGAGCAGTACGTGTACGACGCACCGTCTATACCGGATGATGTAACGGATATGATGGAAGAACAAGTTATGGACCTGTACGCTAAATATGTAGCCTATTTAGAGTTTATTAACTTACAGCTTTGGTGTGCAGATGTAGATAAGTCAGAAGCTGATAAAACTTTAATTTTAACTAAAGCAACTAAACGACTAGAGTTAAAGACTTCTGGAAAAGCGGTGTCTATGATTGAGGCCGAGATTGAAGTAGACCCCGAGTATAGAAGTAAACTAGATGTTTTTAAAGAATTGTCTAACTATCACGGGTTAATTCATATTATTTCTGATCGGTTATCCAAAGACATCGCGCTTATTAATCGAGAAATTACTAGACGAGTTAACATTAACAAATCTATTGGTAGAAGCAATTGGATGACGCCGTGACACACGAGTGTGCTTTTGAACTAGACACAGATGGACAAGTAACTTGCTCTATATGCGGAGCAATGGATGATGAGAAGGAGTTAACGTGACTTACGAACAACTATCTCTATTCACAGACGAAGAGCTTGGCATTAAGAATGCCTATAATACTATTGGCCTCATTGGATACTCCCAAGCAGGTAAAGATACGGTTGCATCTATTCTAGTAGAGAGGTACGGTTACACTAGGGTTGCTTTTGCCGATAAAATTCGGGAGTTTCTGTACGACTTAAATCCTATGGTTGCGTGCAGCCCTACAGGTTACTTACAAGACTTAGTTAATCTAGTTGGTTGGGATGACGCAAAACAAGAACCTCAAGTTCGTAAACTATTGCAAAACCTAGGTAACTCCGCTAGAAAAACTATTGATGAAAACGTTTGGGTTACTTTAGCGTTGGGCAATATAGACACTAATCAACGAGTTGTTATTACCGATGTTAGGTTTGAAAACGAAGCTATGATGATTAAGCTTATGGGTGGGCAACTATGGCGTGTAAAACGTATAGGGGTTGGTCCAGTTAACGACCATGTTTCAGAGTCTGAATTAGAAGGCTACAAAGTAAATCAAATTTTTGTAAAC